GGCAAAGATTGGACTTTCGAACCAGTCAAGTTTTCTGAGTTTATGCGTAACTACTTTCCTGAAATTGCGAAAGGAATTGGTGAATAATGATTGGCTATTTACTAATTGCAGGTGGCTTCGGCGTGATCGTTGGTCACTGCTTAGGCCACAAAGGAAATTGGAGGCAGTGGATCGAATGAGTTTGCATCAGTGGGACAACATCAATGATCTTCACCGAGCTGCGAAACGTGGCTGGGGTGAAGATCCAAGGTTCGAAGAGTTGGAGGACTACCAAAGCAACGCCCTTCAACCAGGTCACACTTATTGGCGTTACCAAGACGAACTGTTTGACGAAGATGACGCGCTCGAATTCTTGGATCATCTCGGCGCCACTCAGGTCATCAACTAGGAGGTTTTTAAATATGGCAAATGAAATTGTTGCAAGTGTCAACAATCGCATCACACAAATGCAAAGAAACGAGGGGCTGAAGTTGCCAGCCAATTACAGCCCCAGCAACGCACTGAACGCAGCCTGGCTCATTCTCTCGGATAACAGCAAAGGACAATCGCTCTTGGAGAAAACGACCCCACAGTCGCAGGCAAAAGCTCTGTTGAACATGGTAATTCAAGGATTGAGCCCAGCTAAGAACCAGCTGTACTTCATCCCGTATAACCGTGATTTGACCCTCATGCGCTCCTATTTTGGAAGCTTGGCGATCTTGAAGCGTCTGGATAATGTGCAGGACGTTTGGGCAGAAGTTGTCCGTGAGGGCGACAAGTTTCAAATCGGGTCAGAGAAAGGACGGACTGTTGTCAAGGTCTTTGAACCACGGTTTGAGAACCAAGACAAGCCGATCGTGGCCGCCTTTGCAGTAGTTGTCGACAGTAACGGAGTCAAGAACTACACGGTCATGACCAAGAAGCAAATTGACACCAGCTGGAGTCATGCGAAGACCACAAAGGTTCAAAAGGAGTATCCGGATCAGATGGCGATGAGAACAGTCCTGAATCGGGCGGCCAAGTTCTTCATCAACTCAAGTGCTGATAATGATCTGCTTCTCGGTGCTGTCAACGAGACCACCGCTGATGAGTATGACAACGCAGAGCCCAAAGATGTCACGCCCGACTTTGATGATCTGATGGATGCAAAACCAAAGGAGGAGCCAAAGTATGCAGAAGGCGCAAAACAGGCCGACAAAGACGAATCAAAGCAAGCCGATCACAAACCTGTCTCCGACAAGGAAGTCGATGACCTCTTCAAGAGCCAAGCTAACAAGTAGGAACTATTACAGTAATCGCATGGATTGGCAGTATCAGTCACCGACATGGTTCAAAAAGTTCATGGCTTGCGAGGCAGAGGCTGTGGCGGAGTTGAACGGTGACTGGGAACCTAAGCGAGATCCAACAGCTCTACTTGTCGGCAACTATCTGCACAGCTACTTCCAAAGTCGATACGCGCATAAGAAGTTCAAAGAGGAACATCCGGAGATTATCTCCACGCGCGGTGCAACCAAGGGGCAGCTGAAGAAGGAGTATCAACTGGCAGACACCATGATCAAAACACTGCGAACAGATTCGATGTTCAAAGATTTCTATCAGGGCAAAAAAGAAGTCATTGTTCGTGGCGAGATAGGTGGTGTCTCTTGGAAGGGCAAGATCGACTGCCTTCCAGCAAATCGCAAATATTTTGCGGACTTGAAAACGACCATGGATATCTTCAAGCGTTTCTATTTACCAGATGAACGCCGATATGGTTCTTTCATCGAAGCGTACAACTACCCGTTGCAAATGGCGGTGTATCAGGAACTGATCCGACAACAGTACGGTGACGAAGCAGTCCCGGTGATCATTGCCGTTTCAAAGCAAGATCCGCCAGACAAAGCAGCTGTCTCAATCCCACAAGACCTTCTTGATTACTGGCTCGCTAGGGTCAAAGAATTACAACCTCGAATTGAAGCAGTCAAGAACGGTCAGGAGAAGCCCCGGCGCTGTGAACATTGTGAGTACTGTCGCGCCACGAAACGTTTGAATCAGATCATCAGCCTTTATGAGCTTGTTGAATAAGGAGGTGGTCTGATGGCGGACGGGGGTTGGATCAAGCTCTACCGAAAAGTGCTTGATGATCATCTGTGGCAGCTTTCAAACCCAGTACAAAAGGTCATCATGATCACACTGCTTTTAATGGCCAACCACGCGGCTAAGGACTGGGAATGGAGTGGCATAAAGTTCATTGTCCAACCTGGTCAGTTCATCACTTCACTGGATTCAATCCAAGCAAGGGCTGGTAGCGGTGTTACCACGCAAAATGTCAGAACTTCCCTAAGGCGCTTCGAAAAAATGGGTTTTCTAACAAACCAATCAACAAAGACTGGACGTCTGATAACCATTGTTAATTGGGGAAAATACCAGTCTCCTGATGACGAGGCTAACAAAGCAACTAACAGACAGCTAACAGACGATCAACAAAGACCTAACAAAGAGCTAACACCTAACAAGAATGTAAAGAATGAGAAGAATGAAAAGAAAGATTTAACAACAACAACGACAGCAGAATCTGAACTGGTGAATTTCTGGGAAAACAACGGCTTCGGCATGATTAGTCCAAAGAACCGAGAAGACCTCATGTACTGGGTCGATGACTTTAAGAAGATCGGATCGACTGAGGACCAAGCAGTTGGCGTGGTGAAAAAAGCGATGAGTAACTCAATCGACAATAATGTCCGTCGATACGCATACGTCAATGCCATCCTAAAAAATTGGGAAACCCAAAAGCTGACAAACGTCGAAGCAGTTGAGGCTTTTGAAGCCAAACGAAGCCAAGATAAAAAGCCGCGATCATCTTCAGGTCGATCCAGTCCAGATGTTTATCAAAATCAGGGGGATGTCAGTGACGATGATCTGCCCTTCTGAACTGGCCGAAACCAATTAGGTTGAACCGAGGTGAAATATGAACGGACTTCAAATAAGCCCAAGCATCTGGGCTGCACTTGAAACGTTTGGTGAGCTTTGTCCAGATTGTGGAAAGCCACTTTATCGTCCTAAGCCATTAAGCCGTGTTACTGGTAAGAAAATGGCTGGAGCATGTATGTACTGTGGTTATAAACAGCCGCCAACGGAACCCAAGAAGCAAAAACCAGATCTTGAGAGAAAAGCGCGGAAATCACGAACTCGCAGTTATTACTTGGCATACTCGGTCTTCAGCAGCGTTGATGTCATGGGCGAGGATTTCAGCAACTTTAGAACCGACAGTATCGGTCAGCAGCAACTGAAACTTTTCGCAGTCGGATTGGCAAATAGAATTGCTCGTGGTGATGTTATACACGGATTGATCGTCGGTGATACCGGCGTTGGGAAGTCACATATTGCTAATGGCATCTTGATGGATGTGCGCAAGAAGACCAGTTATCGCAAGAACTGTCTGTTCATTGATTGGAATGCACTCATGCAACAGCTCAAGTCTGGCATGAGTGACAACGCTCAAGATATACGGATGAAAAATGAGAAGATCATGCGCGAAATAGGCAAAGCAGATGTCGTTGTAATCGATGACCTAGGATCCGAACGCGGGAGCAGCTTTGATCTTCAGACAGCGGACGAGGTTTTTAGGAACCGGGAGGACAAATCAACGATTGTCACTACTAACTTGCATGGCCAAGACCTCAAGAAAAGATATGGCGAGCGAACCTTGTCCCGCATGGCCAAGCATGCTCAGGGTAATAGCTTTGGCGTTAAAGGCATCGTTGATCAGCGAAAGGAAGGCATGTCATGAGCGATCTTCGAATAACAAAGCGCGACGAGAAAGATCAAAGCAGCGATTGGATGACCCTTGTTCATGAAGAAGACGACCAAGTTCTGATCGATCTTCTTAGCATTGCTAAGTCCAAGATTGCATATGCAGGTATCTATTTGGATCGCGAAGAGGTTAAAACGCTGGCCAACTGGCTTGACGAATTTCTTTACTCAACAAGAGAAAATGGAACTCCAGCGTTGACAGAAAAAACGCAGCAAAGGAAAGCGGGAAAGTTCGATGATGAAAACACACAATACTTTGGACGACTTAAATAATCACTTGTTCAGTGAGATGGAACGATTAAATGATGACACGCTAGAAGGTGAGTCACTAGAGCAAGAACTTCGTCGGGCTGACGGAATTTCCAAAATTGCAACGCAGATTATCGGAAATGCCCGCACCATTCTGAGTGCTCAGGTTGCTTATCAGAATAATGAATCAGCTGATCCAACAATGCCACGAGTGCTGCAAATGAATGAGGTGACTGAAAATGGGAAAGCACTTGACGGTGTACGACACTGAATATTGGCGTAGAAACGCTTTGCTCACTTTGGAAGAAGAACACAGAGCTAAGCAAATCATTCCTGGACGAACATGGGCTGAGGCAACAAGGCAAATCAACTTTGAGTTTGAGATGAATTTGACTTCACGACAGGTTCGAAACTGGGGTCATCGGCACCATGTTTATGCTGCTGAAATCATCGATAATAGCGAGCCAGATTTCAAGATTGATCCAGTCAGAGAACATCGGAATAAGCTTCTTAAAGTCAATCAAACTCTCAATCGGTTGAATTCCGTCATCAAATCACAGCGAGTGAGGAGCTGGTGCTATGTCTAGGCTATTAGATGACAAGCAGCTCAAGGCTTATAAAAAGTTTGTGCCTGGTCACACGGGCGCAGAGATTGCGAAAATGGTTTACGAAAACTGGGGCATCCAGTTAACGGTTCAGAAAGTTCATGCCTTAAATATCAGAAACAACATTAAATCTGGTTTATATCAAAAATATTTTGGCAAGGCAGATCCAAGAAGATCATCTTCACATCACGACCTTCATAAAAGAATGGCGATTGGCACGGTTAAAAGGAACGAAACTCGTTCAAAGGATCGACCAAATCGTGCACCAATTGTGGTGGTGAAACAGGCTGAGAGAAAATGGAAACCAAATCATAGACGAGTTTGGGAAGAGGCGTATGGCCCAATTCCCAAAGGTTACAAAACTGTGTTTTTGGATGGTAACTCGTTGAATTTCAGCATTACCAATCTTGCACTCGTCACAGACGCAGAGTTTTTAGTTATGAATGATAAACATCTGATCTCATCGGATAAGGGAGTGACTCGTAGTGGAATAGCGTTGGCCAGGCTCTTGTCAAAGACGTATCAAGTTAAAAGAAAAAAAGGCAGCAATTGATGAGGGAGGATTGATGATGATACAGATAAATATACCTGGGGAACCTGTACCACAAGGACGGCCACGCTTTGCCAGTAGGGGCAAGTTCGTATCTACCTATGATCCACCAAAAAGCAAAGCGTACAAGAATGAGGTGGCTGTTGCTGCACGCGATCAGTACGCAGGAGAGCCGCTCTCAGGGCCGTTGATCTGCCGAGTGACAATCTACCGACCAATACAGCAAACCGGCAGTAAACGGCTCAAAAGGGACAAAGCGGCAGGTGTTGTGCGACCAGTCATCAAAGGCGATGTCGACAACTACTTCAAAGCCGTCACGGATCCGCTGACGGGCATTGTATGGGTCGATGATGCGCAGATTGTTGAGGCTCACATTGCCAAGTTTTACAGTAACGAACCACACGTTGAGATATACATCGAACAAATCAAGGAGGGCTAACGCCATGACAGAATTAAAAGATAATAGCATCACTGTGTTCGGTAACGTAATTAACTCAACCGAAAAAACTGTGAACAAGGATCAGGTGGTTGAACTAAAAGTACGGATTCAAGCTAAAGAGCTTGACGGCAAACGTGATTCATTCGCAAAAGTTTTGAAGGGCAATGCACAGATGGTATTCACACCGAACCAGACTGAATTGGATGTGGATGGCGATAAGCCTGCTGAGGGGCAAACCGAATTGCTAGATGATAAGGCTAAAAAGTAATCGGATAAAGCGGAGGTTAAGAAATGAACAATATGGCCAAGACACTTCGTAGGGAAGACCAGCGAGCGTTTGATACGTGGTTTAATCGGTGGATTAAAAACACCAGGCTTGAACAGTCTCTGATTGAAGCAGCCCGAAAAGGATATAAATCACTGATAGTTTATGATCGAAAGAATGACATGGATGTTTATCAAAAGCGGCGATTTGAAGATCCGCGTTTTGTGAAACGGCTTCAGTCTGAACTGCCTGATCTGCATGTTGAGCTTCGTCAATATTTGGATAAGAACGCATTTGGGTTTTCATTCAATGCTTATAAAGTAGCAGTGTCTTGGGAAGTATTGAAATAAAATGCAAAAAAATAGCCGCACGATGGCAGCCATTCCTGAATCATTAACAAACTAATTCTATCACAAGGAGTGGGGCCGTTGAGTCGTGAACACAAAAGTCGGTTCGAGTGGCTTCAAGATTATCTTGAACTGGACGATGAGATCAGGTATCTGGAATGGAAGATACGCAAGTCCAACGCTGAAGTCGATCGATGGTCAGAAGGTGATTTGAGTAGGCTCCACGTATCCGGCAGTGACTCTCGTGCTGCGCATGTCGGTGAGGAAGTGCCAGAGCTGCAGACCAAGCTGACTGAATGTAAAGCTGAGCAGTATGATCTCCTAAAACTGATTGATTCATTCAGCGGCTACGAGAACCAGATACTGAAAATGAAATATGTTCAAGGCATGTCGTTGGAAGATATAGCAGACAAGTTAGGATATTCATATGAGACTATCAGGGCCAAGCACGCGGAACTGCATCGCCGCTTGAACTGGATTGATGAGTGGGAGGACAGACGAACACGACTGGAGAATCGACTGGACTACTGAATACCAAATTTATGTATACGCATCGATTGCATGGTATCTCTTGATATTTCGAAATATGATGTAAACATCAAAAGTGCAACAAGACGGGTCAGCAGATATGCTGGCCTGTTTTCGTGGAAATGCTCAGAAATTGACGGCCTAGATTATGGAATAATTAATAATACTATTCACAGAAGGACGGCCAAACGGTCGTCCTTTTACTATGTCATTGGGAGGTGGATACGATGGCCATGGTACCACGAGAGATCAGCGAGCCGTTCTATCACAGTAAAGAGTGGAAGAAGACGCGTGCCGCCTACATTGCCAGTGTCGGTGGATTGTGTGAGCGCTGCTTGAAGCGAGGTATCATCAAGCCCGGCTACATCGTCCACCACAAGCACTACATCACAGCAGACAACATCAATGACCCAAGCATCACGCTTAACTGGGACAACCTAGAGTATCTTTGCTTCGATTGTCACCAAGAGGAACACTTTGAGAAGACGGCATCTGTTCGTTCTGACGTTATGTTTGATGCTCATGGTCAGTTAGTACCAGTTAGTCGGTCCCCCCTGCGAAGCCATAAGAAGCTGTTTAAAAAGGAACGGCATGCAACACACGAATAATACGCAGGTTGTTTTTTCGTATGAGGGGGGGATAACAAATTTAAGGGGATGACGAAATTGAGCCGGAAAATGTCGATTGAAAAGCAGGATGTGGCCATTCAGCTCGAATATGAGCGGTTGCGTCAAACGTTATCCGGTATCTCAGTGGAGAAGTTGGCAGCGGCCGATAACTTGATCCAAAGATGTGCATTTATGACCATCACGCTTCAAATCTTGGAAGATGAAGTCAAATCTAAAGGGCCAACCATTCTTATGCACAATGGGAAACAGACGATACGTGTTGAGAATCCCGCCCAGAAATCTTACAACACGATGATCAATCGATACACTGCCGCGACGGATAAGTTACTCAGTTTGCTACCGCGAGAATCCGCAATCATGCCCGCCGATCCCAACAAAGAGAGCGACGGCTTTGATGACTTTGTTGAGGAGCGAGGCGAATAGCAATGGCTGACATTCAGATCAAGATTCGTGTCGATCGACATGTCAGTTATCCACCTGATTACGATCCAATTACTCAATACTGGCAATCGTTTGTTCAGAATGGTGGTGATCAAGTTGTCGGCAAGAAAATCTACCGCACGTACAAGAAGCTCATCGCAGACATGCACAATGACAATAGTGAATGGTACTACTCAAATCGTCGTGGTAATCACGTGCTTGAATTTATCGAGAACTATTGCCGTCACAGCAAGGGACCAGCAGGCGGGAAGCACATTGTCCTAGAACTCTGGGAGAAAGCACTGTTGGCAGCGTCCTTTGGATTCGTTGACGGTGCTGGTTTCCGAAAGTATCAGCGGGTTGTCCTGATTGTTGGTAAGAAGAACGGGAAGTCGCTGCTCGGTTCCGCTGTTGGGTTGTACATGCAGATTGCCGATGGTGAGGCTGGGCCTGAAGTGTACGCGGTGGCTACGAAGAAGGATCAGGCGAAGATCATTTGGAATGAAGCCAAGCGCATGGTCAGAAAATCTCCGGCTTTGGCTAAGCGAATCAAAACGCATGTGGCTGACCTGTCTTCAGAAGATTACAACGACGGCGTCTTCAAGCCTCTGTCATCTGACAGCGATACGCTTGACGGCCTCAATTCTTCTTGCATCCTGATGGACGAAATTCACCAGTGGAAGAACGGTGAGCCACTTTACAACATCATGGCCGATGGGATCACTGCACGGGATCAACCACTGATTTTCATCACATCCACCGCTGGCACGATCCGCGAAGATATTTATGATCAGATCTACGACGACGCTGAGATGACGATTGCAGGATATGATCAACCCGAAGGTTACAGGGATGAACGTTCATTGTTCTTCATCTACGAACTCGACAAACGTGCGGAATGGCGTGATGAGAAATGCTGGGTCAAGGCAAACCCTGGACTTGGCACGATCAAAAACAAGACCACATTGGCTGAACGTGTCGAAAAAGCCAAGGCAAATCATCGACTGGTTAAAAACCTAGTCTGCAAGGATTTTAATATCCGTGAGACAGCAACTGAGTCGTGGCTGACCTTTGATGAACTGAATAACGAGGCCACGTTTGACACACTCAAACTCAAGCCGCGATATGGCATTGCTGGCGCTGACTTATCGCAGACGACTGACTTGACTTGTGCAACTGTCATCTTCCAGATACCTAATGATGATCACATCTACGTTAAGCAAATGTACTGGCTGCCGGAAGACACTCTTGAGCAGCGCGCACAGGAGGACAACATTCCTTATGCCACGTGGCGAGATCAAGGATTGTTGAGGACGAGCCAAGGTAATAAAGTCTATTATCGTGACATCATGGACTGGTTTGAGGAGCTTGAACAAGAATATGACATTTACCTGTTCAAAGGCGGTTATGACGCATGGTCAGCCACATACTTCGTCAAGGATCTTGAATTCCGATATGGTGAAAAGACTTTTGATGCAATTCCGCAAGGGGTGAAGACGTTATCAAGTCCCATGCATTCACTTGGTGCAGATCTCCGGTCAAAGCGAATTGTTTATAACAACAATCCGATCTTGAAATGGTGTCTGTCTAACACGACGATTGTGACTGATAGAAATGGAAATATCCAACCTGACAAGGGAAAGAATAAGCGTAAGCGAATTGATGGGATGGCTTCTTTGCTCGATGCTTATGTTGTGTTTGAGAACAACCAAGAAGAATATCAGACATTGATTTAACCGTAAGGAGGTGATTATTTGGCATTTTGGAACAATCTTTTTCATAGAAAAAATAGTGGCGTCACAGTCACACCGGAATACAAGCTTGTTACCAACTACGGTAACGGCTTTTTTGGTTGGAATGGCAAGGTCTATGAATCTGACATCATTAGGTCAGCCATTGAGGTCAAAGCAACCACGATCGGCAAAGCAGTGGCCAAGCACATTCGGTCCGGTGCCGGTGACAGCATCGCAGTCAATCCAGACGTTTATATCCAGTTCTTGTTATCGGACCCGAACCCGTTAATGAGTGGCCAGATGCTGCAAGAAAAGATGATCACGCAGCTTGAGCTGAATAACAACGCTTTTGCCTTTGTCCAGAATGATGCCAATGGAATGCCAACAGCGATCTGGCCAATAGTGGCTAACAGCGTCGAAGCCATTCAAGACAATCAAGGCAACCTCTATCTCAAGTTCTACATGCCGAATGCACAGACCTATATCTTTCCGTATGCGCAGGTGATTCACCTGCGCAAAGATTTCAACAAGGACGAAATCTTTGGCGAATCAAATGGCCCGACGTTGGCACCACTAATGGATATTGTCACGACCACTGATCAAGGTATTGTATCTGCCATCAAGAATTCAGCCGCTGTTCGCTGGCTGTTGAAATTCAATACTGCCATGCGCCCGGAAGATATCGAGAAGAATACGAAAGCTTTTGTTGCATCGTATCTGCAGACACAAAAAGATCAGGATTCAATCGGTGCAGCTGGTGTTGATGCTAAGACCGATGCAATCCAGTTACAGCCCACTGATTTTGTGCCAAATGCTAAGCAAATGGATGCGACTGTGGATCGAATCTACTCAATTTTTCATACCAACAAGGCCATTGTCCAAAGTAGCTACACTGAAAACCAGTGGATTAGTTACTACGAAAGTCAGATTGAACCAGTGATTAGGCAGATGTCTGAGCAATGGACGAGCCGCTTGTTCAACCGACGGCAACGTTCGTTTGGCAATTCAATTGTGTTTGAATCAAGCGATTTGAGCTATGCAAGCATGCAAACCAAACTGTCACTCGTCCAACTAGTTGACCGTGCTGTGATGACTCCGAATGAATTGCGTGGATTCTTTAATCTGTCACCAGTTCCGGATGGCGACAAGATGTTACTCCGAAAGGATACAGGGACAGTGCCTTCAGCAACTGGTAGCGACGGCACCCCTGATCCAACGGAAGGAGGTGATGATAATGACGACAGTGGTACCGATTAAAGGTGACATCGTTACTAATGATTACGGCTGGCTTTACGATCTATTTGGCGATGACTATGCTTCACCTAAAAGTGTCTCTGATCTAATTAACAAGGCTAATGGAGACGACTTATCCGTTGAGATCAATTCAGGTGGAGGAATTGTCGATGCCGGCTCTGAAATTTACACCATGCTTCGTGCTTATAAAGGACCGGTCAATGTGAACGTTGTGGGTGTGGCATATTCCGCTGCATCTTTGATCGCGATGGCGGGTGATGTCGTAGCCATGTCACCCGCAGGGATGATGATGATCCACAACGTCTCCGGTGGACAGATGGGTGACTATCATGACATGGAGAATGCTGCGGACTTGTTAAAGAAGTCAAATACAGCAATTGCTAATGCCTATATGGCCAAGACAGGTCTATCCCAAGCAGAAATCCTTGACTTGATGGACTCGACTTACTGGCTGGATCCGCAGACTGCCATTGAAAAAGGTTTTGCTGACAAGATGATGTTTGACAATGCGGAGAAGCCAGGGAAAATGATCATGACTGCTAGCCTGAATAAGATTCCAAGTCTTACCACATTGAACCAAATGAAACACCTCCGAAACACAACAGCACTAAAAAGAGCGCCGTCTGATGATGATCAGATGGCGCTTTTGAATGCAGAATACAATCTCTTAAATTTGAAAGGGGAATAACCTCATGAACAAAGAAGAATACTTGAAGCAACGCGAAGCCCTGATGAACAATGCTCGCACCGCAATCGATAAGGGCAAGTCTGAGGACGCCAACAAGGCAATGAAGTCCGTGAAGGATTTGGACGCAAAGTGGGATCAGCAAACAAAAGACCAAGCCAACTTGGCAGCCCTGGATGACCACGCGCCAATCACCTTGGCTCAGGTAGCACCAGCCAACGACATTGTTGGTGTTGGAAAGTCTCTTGAAAACACCAAATTGAACACTGTTGCCAAGACACAACCAGAATATGCACATGTTTGGGCCAAGTCCTTGCTTGGCCACACTCTCAACGCTGCAGAACAGACTGTATTCGATAAGGAAAACGCGCGCCTTAATGGCGCACCATTTTCTCACCAAACGGGGAACACTCCGACCTTGATTCCTAACACTGTGGCAGCTGGCATCTGGAAGATCGCAGAAGAACAATATCCAGCCTTCGCTGATGCCAAGAAATTCAACGTTTCTGGCACGCTGACCATCAACAAGCACGATGGCATTGTTTCTGGTGATGCTCAGTGGGTTGACGAAAACACGCAGGCTGCTGATGAGCAAAATAAATTCAGTCAATTGGTGCTTAAAGGTTACGAGCTGAATAAAGTCGCCACCGTGTCCTGGAAGATGAAGAGCATGTCTGAAGAGGACTTCATCAGTTTCTTGACTCAAGAGCTTGGGGATCGTCTGGGTGTTGCGCTTGGTGTTGCGATTCATCAAGGCGATGGTGAACATTCACCGCTAGGCATTGAGACTGCATTGAAGGCCGAAACAGGTACGCCACAAGTTGCCACTTATAAGGATCAAATCGCATATAAGGATATCACTAGCACCATGGCCAAGATCCACTCTAGTTTTGCTGGCAAGGCAGCAGTTTATGCAAATAGCAAAACCATTTGGAATCAATTGGCAAACATCGTTGATGGTCAAGGTCGTCCGTTGTTTATTGCTAGTCCAATCAATGGAGGCGTTGGTAGCATTCTTGGTTTAGTTGTGAAACCAGATGCTGGTGTCAATGATGGGGACGTCCTGATTGCGGATGTGACAGATACAGTCGTTGTCAACATTAACCAGGCACTTACAGTAGCAACAGAAGACCACGTCAAGGGCCGCTCAACTGACTATGGTGCCTATGCAATTGCTGACGCAGGTCTTTTAACAACCAAGGGGGCAGCATTGCTCACAGCAGCCCCAAAAGCCTAGCCCCGCAATCAGTTAAGTCTGAAGGAATCAAGGGCGGGGTTAAGTTAACAGCAAAGTAGAAAGGAGCTAGAACATGGCTGATACACCAGATCGGAGCGCCGAATTCTTAAAGGCACTCCAAAAAGGCAAGGTGGTTGCTGTCGGCAATAAGGGCACTGGTGAAGTTGACGTTACCGGCTTGGCTGATGGGACAGTCGTCAAAGATGGTGACTATCAGGTTGTTTTCGATACAGACAACACCAAGACACTGTCTTCAGTGGCCAGTGATCCGGTTGATGCACCTGGCGCAACTGTGCCAACAACGCCACCTAATCAAGGATAGGCGGTGATCAAAGATGGCTGACGAGAAATCTGAAGAAGAACCAACCTTGTTAGATCTATTAAAACAACACATCCGATTGGAAGATGACATGGACCCTTCCATGTTGCAATTCTATCTGGACGCAGCTGACAAGTATGTCCAGCGTAAAGTTGGCCATAGCGTGAAATACTTGCAGCTTATGGTTGCTACCGTGATGAATGACAATCGATCTGCTGGTGACGATCTAGCGGCGGCACTTGAAGCCTTGGAGCCAATCTTCTACTTGGAGGTGAGAACAGATGACCCAGACAGTCAATCTAACGAACCAACTCAGGTGGATAGCCACACTGTTGGAACTTAAGGACGGCGTTGACGCACACGACCGTCCAAAACAAACGTGGGAAGACAAGCGGGTCTTGTATTACGCCGACATTGGGATCACCTCAACTGAAAAATATCTCGCGCAGCAGAACAAGCAGGATGTCGTCTTGCGCATTTTGATTCGTCGAGATATGTCGATTACTCAGGGTGGGAATCGTGTCCGGATCCGAGGAACTGATTACAAAATCACACGAATCTACGAGACGCCCGACAATCAAAGAATGGAGTTGAGTCTGGACTATGTTGATCACATTTGACGAGTTTCTGGCCAGACTCAAGCAACTGGGTGCGGTCTATCGAGACGTTGCACCACGGACGGCCAAGTATCCGTACTGGATATACACCTATACAAACACTCAGCGTCTAGTAGCCAGCACGGGTACACGGTTAATCGTGAACGAGTATCAGGTGTCTTTGTACACAAAGGGCGTTGAAGACGAGCTACTGCCGTTCATCAAGACGTTTGATGATGTCCTATTCCAATCATTCAGAGGCATTCCGGGCGATGAAAATGATGAAACTATCACGGATTTGTACACGTACATCGAGGTGATTGCGGATGGTCAATAACAACGGTTTTGAAACAATGGCCAAGTATCTCAGTGGTATCAAAGTAGATGATTCAGTGTCAAAAGAAGGGCTTGTTGCCGCAGCAAGTCAATTTGCTGACAAGCTCCGGCCCGAGTTGCCAAGTGATCCTAATGCTCCGCTCGCACAAACCTATGGGACGTTAAGAGATAAGCTACAGGTTGTTGACAAGGGTGATCACATCCAAGTAACGTTTGGAAATGCATTTTGGTGGCTCTTTCTGGAGCATGGAACAAGTCCCAAGAACCATCAAGGAATCAGGGCACGCAATTATGTTCACAACACCTTTGCTGCCAACAAAAATACAATTATGCAGACTATGGTCAAACCGGTCATGGATGCATTGAAAAAATAGGAGGAATCGCTATGACTGATAAACCAAGCAGAGCAAACGATATTGAGCTAGAGCTCACTATTGGCGATATGTTTTTCGCTATGAAAACGCAAAATGAGACGGCATCTACTGATCCGGTCTTCGATACAAGTGTTATCCGGATCCCTAACATCAAAAAGATTGCCTTCAAAGGGAACGGAAAGTCGAGCGATATTTATGCCAGCGGTAAAAAGTTCGGGACAATCACGCAAGAAACCAGTATTGCAGTGACACACACCCACATCGGGATGCCAATTGCAGTTATGGATGCAATGAAAGGCATCGCAGCGAAGCACGGGGTCGAGTTTGGATCCACACTTGCACAATCAATGCCAGAGTTTGCAATTGGTTTTGACACATGGTTGGCCAATGGACAGCATGATGGCATCTGGTTGACGTCTTGTACACTTGACCCTGCTGTTAATGAAACCCATACAACTTCTGAAGAGTCATTCAAGGAAGTCAACCCTGATGTCGTCTACAACGCAGGTGGTTTGCGTAATTCGAGTATTTACTACGCACGCTATAATTCAGCCAGAGACAGTGCTGATCTGACTGTTGACGACTTTTTCAAGCAGGTTATTTTTTCTCCAGAACAGCTTGAAACGATCGCAAAAGAAAAAATGACCCCAAAACCATAACCCCGCAAGCAGTTAAGACGATTGCCAAACAAGGCGGGGAATTAACGATTATTGCTAATTAGGAGGACAAAGGAATATGGCGAAGCTATCTGATCTAGTTAGGCTCCGAGACAATCATTTCATCACGATTCAAGGTGAAAAGGTACCTGCAGCGTTCACTTTTGCCTCAATTGACGCTATTGAATCCGCATATGGGCAAGGCTACAAAACATTCGAGAAGGATTTGAATATTATGCTCAAACGGAAAGTGATTCATCGCGATCAGAAAACCATGAAACTCATTTGGGCGCTTGTTTACGGCTTACTTGTCGGTGGAGGTACGGAAACTACCTTTGATGAGATGAACCGTGCTATTCCCTTTTCGGAAATTCCTAGTGTTATTCAAGAGGCAATGGATATTCTAAATGAGCAGAACTTCCAACTAAGTGACATAAAAAAATAAAGTCGCCACAACAGGAAGATGAGGCCCAGGAGGATAACGATTACCCCTGGGCCTTTTATTTGTATGTGGCGAAAGCGCTGATGGGATACTCGCTTCAAGAATTCATGAAATTAACGCCGAATCTGTGGCTGAAACAATATCTAATCTATATCGAGGTTAATAATCCTGATGGTATCTACAAAGAGGAACCTAAGCCCATTCGGAAACAGGTCACACTGGACGATATTCCATTTTTTAACTAATTAAGAAAGGAGGAAAATCATGCCTGACGAAACTAAAAACGTTATTCTTGATTTCAAGATGAATGGTCAAGTACAGTTTGCTAACACAGTGAAAGACATCAACGCCGTGATGAACACGGCCGCAAAGGAATATCGAGCCCAGATATCGTCTATGGATGATAATGCTAGTTCGACTCAGAAACTAGCCGCTGAACAACAGAAATTGCAAATTCAATCCGAAGCTGCTGCTAAAAGAACGCAAATTCTGTCTGAACAATTGAAGACGATGCAGGATCGTGGTGAAACATCTGGATCTTCATTTGATCGGCTCGTCGGCAAGGTTGCGGATGCACAACGGGTTGAAAATAACCTGAAAGGTGCTCTTGATCAAGTTAACAGCCAACTCAGCGAGCAAGGTTCCAAAGCTAACGATGCCAAAGATCATATCAGTAACCTGCAGCAGGAAGAGGGCGAGCTTGATTCTAAGCTTAAGCTCGCGTCTTCATCGGCTAAACTGGAAAATGCCCAACTAGGTGATAATGCTTCCGAGTCGCAGAAGACAGCTGCCGCCCAACGGCAATTGTCCGAACAAATGGACTTGTCTCGGCAAAAAGTTGATAACTTGAAGCAACAGTTGAAGGAAACGGTCACCGCATACGGAGAGAACTCAGCTGAGGCAACACAGATGAAAGTCAAGTTGAATGACGCCGAAACATCTGTGGCCAATTTGGGTAACCAAATGGATAAACTTGGTAAGGAGTCACAAGATGCTAGTTCAAAGCTTGACGAGATTGCTAAGAACACAGCTGCTGAACGGTTGCAGACTGTCGCCAATGGATTCCAATCTGCTGGTCAAGGACTACAAGATTTTAACCAAAAGGCGCAAGAAGCATGGACACAAACTGATGATGCTGTTGATAACCTGACTAGCAAAACTGGCGCTGTTGGAGGCGTTGCAGATAAACTCGGTGAGTCATTTGAGAAAGTTGAACGCTCCGAGTCTGGTGCGCAAATGGAATCGATGGACCTGTCGAATACCATGGCAGGGCTTACTAGTCAATTCAATTTGAGTGGTCCGCAGCTGGAAAAGACATCCGAGGACGTTTCCAAGTTCAGCCAGATCACAGGTCAGTCTGGGACTGACGCGGTCAACGCATTACATGATTCCATGTCACGATTCAATCTCAGCGCTAAAGATATTCCTAGCGTGCTTGATGCCTTTGCTGCAGCGTCTCAGCGGACAGGTGTACCAGTTGCCGACCTTGAAGAAGATGCATCAAAGGCATACCCAGCCTTCAAACAATTGCACATTAGTCTTCAGCAGGGAATTCCACTACTGGCGTCCTGGAGCAAATCGGGGATTGATTCTTCCACAGTACTCAAGGGCATGCAGAAGGCATTCTCTGCCGCCAAAACTGAGAACAAATCTTTCAGCGATGTCATGACGCAATCTTTCAAGGGAATCAAAGATGCTAAGACAGACCAAGATGCTTTTAACATTGCAATTCAAACATTTGGCGCCAAATCAGGTCCACAGATGGCTCAGGCTATCCGTGATGGCAAGGTTTCACTTGATGGTCTAAAAAAATCAGCCCAAGACACTGGTGGAACCGTCTCGAAATCTTTTCAGCAGACCTTGGATCCAGTCGACAAGGCCAAACAAGCTCAGAAAGAATACGAACAGACTATGGGGAAGATTGGTGGAACAATTCAAGAGACCCTGTTGCCTGTGATCAAGGGGCTTCTGCCAGTTGTTAAAGGTGTCAGTGATGCATTCAATAAGGCACCAGCGCCGGTGAAAGCGCTGGTTGTTGCGTTTGGTGCGATCACTGTCGCACTTGGTGTCTTGGCACCAGTTATCACGGCAGTTGCAACAGTTCTGCCAATGCTCGGTGTTGGTGCGACCGCTGCCGGTACAGGGGCTGGCCTAGGAGCTGCAGGCATGGGAGCTTTTATGGCCACGCTCCTGCCGATTGTCGGAGTGATTGCGGCTGTAATTGCCGCGATTACCGCAGTCGTTTTGGTTATCAAGAACTGGGGTGCGATTGTCACTTGGCTCAAGGGTGTTTGGAGTACCGTTACCAGTTTCTTCTCTGGAATGTGGACAAGCATCAAGCAAATCTTCACGATTGCGATTAATGCCATTACCAATTTTTTGAAGCCAGCTTTTACAGCCGCTGCAAATGTCATTAAGTCAATTTGGAACGGTATTAAGTCCTTCTTTTCTGCTTTATGGAACGGAATCAAAGTAATCTTTACGGTGGCGATTACCGCTATTGCTGTCATTATTGGTACGTATCTCAATATCTGGAAGACCATTATTACGACCGCAATGAATTTCATTAAGGGTATCATCACCAATGTTTGGAATGGTATTAAATCATTCTTTGGGCCAATCCTAGCCAGCATAGGTAATGTGATCCGGAGTGCGTGGAATTCGATTAGTAGTGTTACCTCTAGTGTGTTCAACAAGGTTAAAAGTGTTGTTTCAAGCATTTGGAACAATATCAAGAATGTCGTTTCAAATGTTGTAAATGCAGTCAAGTCAGTTGTATCTAATGCATGGAACGCGGTTAGCTCGACTACTTCAAACATTTTCAACGGGGTTAAAAGTGCAGTATCAAATGTGTGGAACAGCATTAAATCGACTATATCAAATGTTGTGGGAAGTATTAGAAATGCTGTTTCAAGTGCTTGGAATGCGGTTAGTTCTGTGACATCTAACGTCTGGAACAGTATCAAAAATGCAATCTCTGGGCCAATCAATACTGCAAAAGATATCGTTCGAGGAGCGATTGACGCCATTCGAGGTTTCTTCAACTTCAGTATCCACTGGCCACATATTCCAATGCCGCATTTCAGCATCCAACCCAGTGGTTGGTCTGTTGGTGATCTTTTGCATGGATCTATCCCTTATTTGGGTATTGACTGGTACGCGCAAGGTGGCATTATGACGCAGCCGACTATGTTTGCCAATAACAATGGCCGGGCACAGGTTGGTGGCGAAGCTGGGCCGGAGGGCGTTATTCCACTGAACGATGATACGTGGAATAAGATGGGTGCAGCTATTGCGGCTCATATGCCATCCCAGGGACCAATTACGCTGCAGGTGGATGGCCGCACGTTTGCAACTATCACCGGTCCATACACCTCGGACTACTTGAAACAGCAGGATGCAACTCAAAACTTTAGCTATGGAAGGAGGATTTGATAACAGATGGTTGAATTAATTCTGGACGGTCAATCTCTGGCCCAGTCTGTGCCGGGGACGTTGGTCACCAAGAAGCCAAACATTCCCGCAGCTAAGCGCGATGTGCAGTTCACAGACGTGCCTGGCCGTTTGAGTGGTTCATTAACCGAGAAACGGGGTTGGAAGGATATTACTTGGTCACCAGAACTCCAACTCGTGGACTTCAAGACGCTCAACCAGTCATGGCGGAAGACACGGCAGTTACTGCAATCCGCGTCGAAGCTAGTGTTGAGTGATGACCCCGACTTCTATCGGCTCATCAAGTCAGTCACGATCGGCGAGTTTTCTGTAGACGATGTGGAGGTAAGTGGCTCCTACAAGCCCAGCTTCACTTTGGATCCGCTTGAGTATCAGATGACTGATCCAAAGACGTTCACGGCTAACTTTGACATCGTGAACCCCGGTAACGTGGCAGCGGAACCGTTGCTCACCGTGTCAGGGTCCGGAACAGCCAAGATCTCCGTGAACACGAACCAGTTCTCAATCGACAGCCTGACAGCGCCTGTCACTCTCGACTGTGCTAAACACACGGCGACCATGGCTGACAAGGATATCACAACCTCGACAGCGGGTGATTGGCCGCTCTTTGTGCCAGGTGTCAATCATGTCATTTTGACCGGCGTCACAAGTATCACAGTGCAACCTAGGTGGTGTTATGTATGAGTACCGATATTGAACTCTATCCGCGTGACCAGACTGATTTCAGTCACCACGGCTATGCTTTGGACGACATCAGCAATGATATCGTCACTTGGCAGCTCAACGCGAAGTTCACCTTGACGTTCGATTATCCGATGTTTAGCGAACATGCTGGAGACCTCGTGGCTGAAAATATCGTGCGCGTGCCAGTTCCGGGGGGCAAGGCTGCTTTTCGAATCGCGCAAGTGATCAAGTCCATGGGTCATCTTAGCATCACTGCTTATCACGTGTTCTGGGATCTTAACGATGATTTCATCGCGGACACCAACATCGTTGACAAGGATGGCCAGGGCGCACTTGATCAGATCATGCGCGCTGCCAACTATCCAACTGGCTTCAAAGTTCTATCAACAATCGGAAATGTAACCAATGCCCGGCTGGTTAGAATGTCAATCATCAAGGCACTTTTGGGAACGGATGACAACTCGTTTCTTAACCGCTGGGGTGGTGAATTCGATTGGCAGGACTTTAGTTTCAGCGTCAACCCTCGTCTAGGAAAAGATCGTGGTGTTCATTTTGAATATGCACACAACTTGACCGGATACGAAGCGACCAAGGACAGTAGTGGCATCATTACGCGACTGCTGCCAGAAGGCTACAATGGTCTTTTACTACCTGAGTTGTATGTTGACAGCCCCAAGTTAGGCAATTATCGCAAACCGAAGATTGGCACCAAAACCTATCAGGACATCAAGGCCATTGACGAAACACAGGCAACAGGGGATCAAGAAGGCGCTGTTCCGGTTCAGGAAGCGTACGAGTTACTTCGTGCTGCCGCTGCGAAAGAGTTCTCCGAAAGTCATATTGATGAGGCCCAGTGGACGTACAAGTTGAATGTGGCGTTGCTTGAGAATACTGAAGAGTACAAGGATTTAAGCATCACTACCACTGTGTTGCCAGGCGATACGGTCACCATCACGCACAAGCTTGATGGTATTGATGTGAGAGCGCGTTTGACTGGATATACCTGGCAACCGTCAAATCATAGCTATCTAACACAGACGTATGACAGTGCATCGCGGCCAGATGTTGCATATAGCAATCTCAGTAGCCGGGTCAACGAGATCAAGTCACAGATTGAGTTAGTTGATAAGGTCGTGATTGCGAAGGCAACAAATGGCATGAATTCAACAGGCTGGGGAGATCAATCGCCGGTCGATCTGAATATTGCTGGTAAAACCGGTGACGTATACTATCAAACGACTGCCAAGGGAACAATTATGTGGCTCTTTCATGATGGCCAATGGAATGCCGAAACCGGTGACGCTTTTGGCACCGAGGTTCAGAAGAAGGTTGACACCGCAATCACTGATGTTGCTGCTGCCAAACAAGCTGCCAATGATGCTGTGGCCAAAGCCTCTGCGGCTGTCAGCTCGTCTGGTCTTGCAACTACGACTGCTAACGCGGCAAGCGATGCAGCGAGTGCCGCTAAGCAACTGGCAACCGAAGTGTCTAACAACTTTGCCACAGTCAAAGCGCAGGCAACAACCGCGGCTAGTGATGCGGCAACAGCCTTAGACCAAGCTAAGTCAGCACTGGCGACTGCCAATGGTGCATCAGGTAACTACACGTCGCTCAAAAAGATTGTCGATGACACCACCGCGACAGTGTCCACGCTGGCCACACAGACCTCAGTTGATGCGGTCAAGCAGACGGTGACCACGACCAAGTCGCTTGCTGAGCAGACGGCTAACGGGTTGACACTCAAGGCTGACAACTCAGTGGTTGACACAATCAACAACACGGTCAAACAACAGGCGATCGACATCAAGGCGGCGCAAGACAAGCTCGCGGTAACACTGACTGCTAGCGACCTGACTAAAGGCTTATCTGGCTACGCTACGCAGGCTTGGACGCAGAACCAGATTACGGCAACCGCTGATGGTATTAACTCAACGTTATCAAGTGTCAAAACTACGGTTGATGATCAGACAACCAGTATTAATGATTTGAAAGCTGACTCGAGCTCATTTAAGAGTCAGTTTACAACGGTTAACAATACTCTCGGTAAGCAAACCACCGATATTGGAAATTTACAAGCTACGTCTAAAGAATTGACTACTGGATTTAACACACTTACAAGTGATAATACGACTAATAAGAATGATATTAGTCAACTTAAACAAACTGCTACGGAAGTCAGTAGCACATTAGAAACTGTTCAGACACAGGTTCAAAACAGTGCTGTCGGGACTAATCTAGCTTATGGTACTGATCAGGAGTATGCAATGGGTTTTGGGATTCCTAATACGACGTGGGAAGATGGCTATGCTTTTGAAACGTTGCCCCTTGCGTCTGGCTTTAGTGGTAATGAAATTCTCCCACAAGACCCACATACCTTTTGGTATACCCTGATTCAAGGGACAACCTATACTCAAACAATATGGTTTGAAACTGATGCAACTGTCAAAAATTTGAGTGGGGCTCAAATTACATGGTACACCAGTTCAGCGCATGATTATCAACCAGCGAGCTTTCAAAAGCTAGGTCAAAATAGATATAAGATCTACTCGACATACACGTGGCCGGGTAAGAGTTATAACAACTTGCGAGTGTTTGATATTGCAAGCTTTAATTCCGCTTTTGATTTAAGCACAGGAACATATTTGAAGTTCGGAAAATTGAAGTTGGAAAAAGGCAGTCTGTCTACTGATTGGTGCCTTAATCCAGCTGAAACTGCAACAGTCACAGCGGTTTCCAAACTTTCTCAAACTGTAGACGGTCTTACTGCTACTTTTGCAACCAAGAATGACCTTGCAACTACCACAACGCAAGTTAAAGCGACCGCAAGCGGATTGAGCGCAATCACGGCAGTCACTGGCACTAAGGGCGAAAACGTTGCTCAGGTCATCGTGGATGTAAATAACATCAAGACCACGATGACGGGTGCAAACGGAGTTACAACAAGACTCCAAACGTTGGAAGGTTTCCAGCAAACAGCAACCAGCCAATTAAATGAGAAAGCATCTCAAAGTCAAATCACACAACTACAAGGCCTCATTGATGAGCGTGTAACGGTCGACGGTAAAATAGCGGCCGCGTTGAGCCTATCCGCTGATGGCGGCGGGACGGTGCTTATCACGGGTAAGTCCGTCCACATCACAGGTGAAACCACAATCGACAATGCCGTGATTAAGTCGGCGATGATTGACACAATCACGGCCGATAAGATTATCGCCGGCACGTTAAACGCGGCCAATCTCAACGTGATCAACCTGAACGCATCAGCTATTGTGACTGGCACGATTTCTGGCGCTAACTTGGCCATCAATTTGAATACAGGGATGGTTGAGTTCCAGAAAGGCCGCATACACTCAACTGACAACAACATTGATATCAACGTCGACCAAAAATATATATCAGTAACGGACAGCAACAATAGTGTTTTGCTTAAGGGCGGATCAATGACATTTACCCAACCCTATGCTTTTGACACGGATCAGACACCTTATTTGACTATCGATAATGTCGGATCAAGTCAAACTCTTGGAAGGGGCGCTGAAATCGTAGGCCGTGATGTTTTAACCGTCTCTGTTTCTGGAGAAAACAACTCTTTTCTTAGTGGGGTACCACTTTTCCAAAAAGATTTCAGTGGTATTTCGATTTCAAAAAACTATGACACTGTTGTAGGTGGCGCTAATCGTGGTGTGAGAATCATCGGAGGCGGATCATATTCAACGGGTTTGGGAATGTCTACCGTTCCATCTATTATGGTTGGCTACAACGATGGCGCAGTAACTGGAAAAGGAAGTGGAGGAACACGCATTAATATTGAAGCTGACTATGTGCAGATACCTTCTGCGTGGTCAAAAACAACCTCATCATCTCCAAACGCATTTGTTGCTTCTGATGGTGCTCTCGTCCGCAGCACCTCAGCCAGCAAGTACAAGGTCAACATCGAGCGAACCCGGTCGACCGATTTGGCTGAGCGGTTGCTGACCGTACCAAACGCTCACTGGCTGGACAAGGCAGCCATGGAGCGATATGCAAGCGGCGAGCAAAAAGAGTTACCACAGACAAACTTTGGCCTGATTGCCGAGGATTTGGAAGCTGCCGGTCTCGAGGATCTGGTTGTCCGTGGGCCAGATGGTGAGCTTGAAGGGATCCAGTACGACCGGATCGCGGCAGCACTCTTGCCACTGCTGGCACAAATGAAAACTGAAATCGATGAACTCAAAGCGACGGCATAGGCTGGCGCTTTTAATTTGGGAGGAAAACATGAAAATCACACTTGAAAATGCAAATATTGCTAACGTATACAGACTTGTTGAACAAATAAAAGTTAAGGGCAGGGATGCTCTGGCGCTTGCCAAGTTCATCAAATTATTAAAGCAAACTTTGAAATCTGCTGGTGAGGATGAGCAAGCCTTAGTCGCTCAGTATGCTCTTAAAGACGAGAACGGAGAATCAAAAACAGATTCGAACGGTAATATTCAGCTGGATCCCGACCTAGCTCGTGAGTACAACAAGGTTCATGGTGAATGGCTTGAGCAGAAGGCCGAAATCGAAGGTGGTACTTATGTGAATCATATTGACGATGTCCAGCGAATCATCAGTGACTACGTTGATGTGAACGAGATAGGCGGACCCGATCTTGATGCATATTTGGCATTGTACGAAGCGTTCGAAAAAGGAGAGAAGTAATCATGACATTGAAAACTAACAAGAGCATCAGTCTCACAGGTACATCCACCATTGGTGATGTTCAGGTCGCTTATTTGAACGCAACTATTGACCAAGAAGGAAATGGAGCCAATACGGTCAATCAGTCAATTCAGAATCAGGCACTCTATGACGCGAACAAGCAAGAAGTTCGAGCTGACATTGCCAAATTTCAGCAATTGCTTTATGACACAGAGGATTCTTTGACTTCTGAAAAAAAGGGCACAGATAGCAGCAAAACATCGGGAAATTGAGTCAATTATGACTAGCCGTTACATCTTATGGAGGAAGTGAGAAAGTGACATTTTTTGGATACACGATTGGTGAATGGGCACAAGCCGTGTCAATTATTGTGGTGGGTGTGAGCGCGGGCAGTTGGCTATTCAAGAAAATTGCCTTAGATCCGCTACGTTCTGATATTCAAACGTTGTCAGAGACGATTAATCGTCAGCTTAAGCTACATGAACGGTCGCTGGCAGATTTGAGTCAACATCTGAAGACACACGATAATGAACTTGGCAGCCATTCGGTTAGAATCACTCGATTAGAAGACCATGTAGGCATTAAAGGAGAAGATAACCATGAAGATTAATTGGAAAGTACGAGTATTAAGCGTCAAATTCTGGCTGGCCTTGGTGCCAGCTTCTTTGTTGGTGATTCAGACCGTAGCAGCGGTTTTCGGTTACAACTGGGACTTTGCCAACTTGGGTAAGGAACTCACCGCAGTGGTCAATGCCGTATTTGCACTGTTGACCATTGTCGGAGTGGCAGTCGATCCAACCACCCAAGGGGTAAGTGATAGCCAGCAAGCATTAACCTACTCCGGCATTATTACCACTAAGGCGGCTAAGATCAGGGCGTTAGAGGATCAGATTAAGGCACTGCAAGCGGATAAAGCGGCTGACCAGGCAGCTTCAGAATCTGGTAGTTCTGCGGCCCCAGCTGTCGCTCCGGCATCTTCAGCGGTGCCAGAGTCAGTATCTGCAGTACCGGCAGAAGGTCAGGAGGCCAAGTAATGGAACAATTAAAAGCTTTTGCAACGCAAGTGGTTC